GGCCTTCTTGGCATCGTCTGTCTCGGCCTGCGTCTGCACAGTGTCGTACTCGTCATCGGTCAGCCAGCGGGTTGCCGCGAACAGCAGTTTGGGCGCTTCTGAAGTCGTGTCAAACTTCATGCGGGTCACGATCTGCTCAGGGTTAACCGGCGGGTTCTGCGCTGCCAAGTAACGGGCGTAGGCTTGCAGGGCACGCTTGTCACCTTGCTCCTTACCAAAGATCGACGTAGCGGGCAGCGTCAACTGCATCACCGAGCCATCCATGTCGTTAGCCAGCACCACAGCCATACGCTGCAAGTAGCGACAGGCGCGGCTATTGCCTTGACCCGAGCCCGCTTGGTTCTGTGCGCAGGCCATGCAGGTCTCAGCTTGCTTGTTCTTGGACGAAGCATCAGGGGTCTTGCCGTCATTGCTGGTGCAGTCAGGGGCCGACACAGTATCGGCGTTGTACGCTGCGGCGTAGAACTGGCGGCTCACTTCAGGCGCTGCCTTGATGATGACCACATCCAAATGGCGCTCGTCAATGGCGGCAAGTTCTTTGCCGCCGTCGATCAAACGAAACACGCCGCCTTTGATGGAGATGCGCTTGCCTGTGGAGCCGATAGCACCGCCGCCAGTGAGGGCACGGGCAGTGTCAGACATTGCGTTGTTGCGGGCGAAAGCGGGGACTTTCGAGGCGGAAAAAATAGAAACATTACTCATGGTACATACCTCACTTACTTGGTTTAGTTACGCGGATTTCAAAATCCGAAAACGAATTCAGGCCAGGGGGCACTGAACCGGGGTTCTCCTCCAAAAACCTTGCCATATTGGTCTGCGCGATACGCTTCTCCAACAGGTCTACGACATCATGTTCAACAATAAATTTCTTGAACGAGTCCCAGTCTTGTGTGGAGTAGCGCGTCTTGTGGATCATGGCTACAGTTCCGAAGGCAGTCTGCACAGACTTGACGCCAAGCGCCTGCATCTGATCTTTCATAGCGAACTTGAGTTCGTCTTGTTGCGCTTTCAAAGTTTCCAACTTGTTGTCGTACTCCTGAGTTAGCGTGTCAATTTCGGTTTTTATCTTACGATAAATCCGGGCTAGCTTGTCCATAGGGACGGTGATTTCAGTCATTTACTTCTCCTGTTGTTTTGTCTAAGACTTGACAGTCTACACGAATTTTCTGGGCCTGCAACTCCTTTCTTAAGAATTTATTTCACTTTCAAACATACGGGTGAGCAGCGAGTTATCCACAACCTTGGAGGCCAAAGCTGTGAACATCTTCTTCTCCACCGGGCTACCTTCTATGTGGATAACTGTGACCTTATCGGAGTTCTGCCCCTTGCGGTCAGCACGGGCAATGCACTGGATGTACTGCTCCACGCTCATCAAGGGGCCAAAGAACACCACAGTGTCAGCGGCTGTTAGGGTTATCCCGTGGGCCGATGCTTGCGGTTGCAGCACCAAGACCCGTGGGTCTTTCTCGTTTTGAAACCGGCGGATGATGTCAGCGCGTTTGTTGGGCGTGACCCCGCCGTGGATGCACTCCACCGCTACGCCCTTCTTGAGCAGGTGCTGGTGGATGGTGTCGATGCTGGAGCGAAACAACGCAAAGATGATGACCTTCCTATCTGTCTCGTCCAGTATCTCTTCAAGCACCGACAGACGCGGGGCAGCATCGAACTGCACAACGTCTTTGTCATCGGTGTACACCGCACCACACGATATTTGCAACAGCTTGCTGAGGTTGGCAGCGGCGTTGACCGCCGTGATCGTCTCCCCTGCGGCAATGGCGGTCATGCGCTCTTTGAGCAAGTTGTAGTACTTGGCTTGCTGCGAGGTCAGGGGTACTAGGCGGGTGGTGGTCAGCACATCAGGCAAGTCCAAGCACTGTGCTTTGGTGAACCGGATGGCTGGCTGGAGCGCAACGTGTACGGTGTCAGCGGCGTTGGGCTTAGCGGCCCACTTGAACATGGTCACTTTGTTCATCACCATGTCGCGCCATGCAGTGTAAAACTTAGGCACGTTGTTGGGGTTGACCAGCTTAGCCAGCCCGTACGCATCCGCTGGGGACTGTGAGGCCGGTGTGCCCGTCATCATCCACAAGTAGGTGTCCGGGGTCAGGACGGCGGCCAGCGCCTTCCAGCGCCGCGTGGTCTGCGTCTTGTATGCGTTGGCCTCATCCACAATCACCAAGTCAAAGCGCCCGTCCTTGCGCACCTCGTCAGCGATCAGGTTCAGCCCATCGTAGTTGGTGATGACAAACTCATAGTTCTGCTGCACCATCTCGATACGGCGGCTAGACTGCGCATGGTGCGCTACAACGGCAGATCGGTGGATGATGCTGTTGCTCAAGTCTCCCAGCCAAGCTGACTGCATGATCGACAGGGGGCACAGGATAAGTACGCGGCGTACCTTGCCGATACCCATCAGGTAGTCCGCAGCCCACAGCGCCGATAGTGTCTTGCCCGTACCCGGCTCAGAGAACACGAAGGCTTTGCGGTTTAGCGTCAGGAACTCAGAGGTGACCCGCTGGTGATCCATTGGCTTGTATCGTCCGGGCCAACCATAGCGCCTGACGATTGGTGAGGGCGCATCCTTCACACCCAAGTTGCGTAGTACCTTGACCTCCTCCAGCCCCCAGTACACCAACACCTCGTACGTGCCGTTGCTTTCGCTAACGACTTTGTGCTTGGGGATGATGGCGTATTTGTCTGGGTTTCGTGTCTTTAGGAGTATTGCTTTGTCTTCAACGATTTGCATTTGCTTCTCATGTAGTTATTTGTTGTCGCCTTGGTTGGCACTCTTACTTCGTAGTCTCAGGTTGCCCGGTGTTGACTTACCACCCTTGCGCAGGGGCTTGATGTGGTCAATGTCTTTGCCAGCGCGGTCAACGCCTTTGGCATCGTATGCACGCCGCGCTCGTTGTCGTTCATGCTGGTCAGAATCAGGGCCGGACTTGCCGGTCTTGATGTCTTGCTTGTATTCTTTTTTGTAGTCACGTTTTGTTGCCATGATGTTTCCTTCTTAAAGTTTATTGCGTTTGACTGTATCTTGCAATAAGTCAACAACGCGCCGTGGTTGATTTGGCGTGTTTCTTATTCTCATGACATCGTGTGCCAAGCGCAGCATCATAATAGTCGCGCATTCGGGGTGCATCCAAACTGTAACGTAGCTTTCCAAAAGTTTTTCTTGCATCATTTGCCCGTGACCCGAGTGTTCAATGGCGTAATGCTGTTCGTCAATATCTTTGTAGCAAATATGGCATTTGCAGGGATACATCGTAAAGTCGTTGGGACTATGTAAAGACATATTCAATCCTTTTAGTGCTTGGGGTGATGTACACAAGTGGTGGCCGGACACCACGGACATAACGGCGAAGGCTTGGCGTTCCACACGCCTGTCTCATGGGCTTGCTCGATGCGCGCAGCACGCTCACGATAGTCCCACCAGTGCGACTCGGCTTGGTCAAAAGTCATGCTGTGTTTGGTCATGCTGCCTTTGACGATAAACAACAGCGCTGAGTTGACCTTGCGGATATGCGGATAGTGTGCGAACACCATGATCGACATGAGTTTTAGTTGGTCGCGGTCAGGGTATCTATCCGAGCCCGTCTTCCAATCCACAACCCATGCGGTCATGTTGTCATCGTCAATGATAAGTAAGTCCGCAATGCCGCGTACCCACACATCTTTTGCTTTCCAATCGCAGGGTTTGAGTTCCTTGGTCAGCGCCATCTGCTGCTCCGCTAGCTTGCGTCCGGGCTTTTTGAGTAACTCATCGACCACGGGAACAAACTGCGCATAGGCATCAGGCACGGGCGTGTTGTCGCGGATGTATAGCTCAATGGCTTCGTGGACTTGGTTGCCGTACCTTGTGGCCTCAGTCTCAGTGAACGGGTAGTTCTTTAAGACCTTGATCTCTTGATACCGCTTGGGACATCCCTCGTAATCCTTCAGAGCACTATGACTCCACGACACTACTTTCATTTAGAACCTCGCTGTGTCAATTGCATGGGAAAGCCGGGATGCAAACCCACGTACAAACGCTTCGTCACGGTTCAGGTTGTCCCTGCCCATGTCGTGCAAGATGGCATGAATAGTCTCGTGCCAAAACGAATCGCGGATGTCAGCGCCTGCAATCCTACGTCCGGGGGAATGATGCGTTGCAATCTGTATGTTGCGGTTCTGGTAGTTGACCCGGCCCATACAGTTCTTGTCGATCAAAGCCTCGACCACCTCTACCGAGTACATCCGCTTGCCCACACGCATACGCCGTGGGATTGGGGTTCTTTCTTTTGCTGTCATTGCGTTGTTTCTCCTTTGTATATTTTTGACTCCCAGCGAGTCACCACCATGCCATGCACTGTTGGGCTGTTAGCGCGCACCCATCCGTGCGGTACAACAATGCCTTCTTTTTGCGCAATGCGGGGCACTGCACCCCACGCACGTCTGTCCGGCGGTTCAGGCAAATTTGGAAATGCTTGCCGCACTTGTTCTGTTGTAAACCATCGGTTGATGGTTGCGTACGATCTGAAGGCCTCAATAGCTGTTGAGACCCAACTATCTCCTGCGTGCATAGCTGCATCGTTTGCTCTTGCATGGCCTATTGCTAAGCCTGCATGTGTGTTTAATTCTGTCATTTGTTTCTCCTATCCTTTTGCTAGTCCATATCTACGGTGCGCACCACCGTCAGCGCTTAACGGAATCCCCGGCATATACCGTGGCTCCATAGTCATTTGCGCCAAGACCCAAGTCTTAGCGTTTTCAACTTCGGTATCGGGCACAACGGCAATAAGCTCGTCATGCACTGTACCTTTGATGGGATAGCTTTTTGCTACGCGGAGCATCCCATCGGTCATCACAATCCGTGCAGTTGCCTGCACTACGTTGTTCGTTATTTTACCAGCATACAGCTTGGTGGCATCCTGCCCGTACACCCACTGGTTTCTGCCCTTATCGTCTTTGACTTGGCGCAGGTCAGGGTACAGGAGCTTCATGCCGTTGGGCAACTCGATCTCGCCCTTCCTGAACACAATGCATTTATACCTGAACTCCCGCCCCTGCGCAAGTGCCGAGTCAATCAGGCCGCTGCACATGTCCCAAAAGGATACCACGGGGTGCGCCGTGCTGCGATAGATGTCGATGATCTTCTTGGCAGCAACGCAGTGGATAAGTAGTTCTTTGGTTGTGCAGGTGTGGGGAATCTCTGCCATCTTCTTGAGGTTGTCCTCCCAGTCCACAAACTTCTGCACGTACACCGAATCCACCCCCAGCTTGCGGGCAAAGTCCTTGTTGTAGCGCACGGGCGGTGCGCCAAGGAACCCTGTCAGAAGCTGCTGCGCAAACGATGCCCAGCCTAGCCCATACCCCGCACCCAGCAACGCGCTCTTGGCGCTCTGACGCAAGTCGGGGTGGCTCTCCTTGTCCATGCCGGGGATGTTAAACATCTGCGCTCCAAAGGCAGCATACGGGTCAGCGCCTGATCTAAAGATGTCCAGCATCTCTTCGTAGTCTGAGTACCACGCCAGCACACGCGGCTCGATCTGCGACAAGTCACCCACTACCAACTGATACCCCTTGGGGGCCATGATGGCATTGCGCAGGAACGACTTGCGCTTTAGGTTCTGCATGTTGATGGCGCTGCCCTTGCTGGCTGTCCAGCGCCCCGATAGAGCGCCGTAGTACGACAGGGGTACAGGTAGTGGGCCGCGTTGGGAAATCTCCAAGAATCGCTGCGCCCGTGTGCGCTCGGTGGTGGACTTGACCTTGAGCCTAGCCTCGCACAGTGAGGCCACATCCTCGTTGTCCCCGTTGAGCATGGCTTGGAACATCGCATCCGTCTTGGCGAAGGCAAAGTTGACACCCTTGGGGTGAGGGGTTTTTGCCGTGGGCTTTTTCTTCTTGGTCGGCGGCTCCACATTGAGGGTGCGCAGCAGCTCAGCAAATTGCCCGTTGCTTGCAAGCGCAGCGTCAGTCACACCCAGCCTTGTCAGTAGCTCTTCGCGCTTTTCTTTCTCCTCCTCCAACGCATTGACCAGCATGAGTTGGTCAAGCTGCAACACCGGCTCGGTGTACATTTTGAGCGTCATGTCGATGAGGCGTAGTTCCGAAGTAGGGTATCCAACAACGAGACGCTTGAATATTTCTTCACACAGGTGTACGTCATGGGCGCAATAACTAGCAAGTTCACTCTCCCCGGCGGGGGTAAGCTCCAATAATCCATCAGTGGAGTGAACAGCAGTACCTTTTGGGGGGAGAGAAAATTCCAGTGCGAGTCTGGCAAGACTGTTGCCAACCTCCACGCCTCGTAAAGCTCGCGCCATTGATAGTGTGTCGAAGATAAAAGTGGGTCGGACGTTATACCGCCAAGAGAGGATGGCAATATCGAATTGGGCGTTATGTGCAAGCACGGCGGTTCGTCCCCAATTGATTCCAGATAGGAACTCAGGTAAGTCGTCTCCTCGAATCCATTGAGTGTCGCTGTCGCTTCCGAACTCATGGACACAAGCGCCGAAAGGTATGAACTTTTTATCACGTATGTACTCCTCGGTTGTCATCTTTGATAGCGTGTAGCTTTTACTGTCCCAATACGTTTCAAAGTCAATGGTCAGTATGCGGTCATACGGGGCAGTCAATTGAACATCTCCTTGGCGGGTGCGCCTGCCATAAGCTCCCCGTGCATCTTGATGGCTAGCATGCTGACCATCTCCATAACTTCGGCTTCGTCAAGGTCAATGGCAGAGAGCATCACGCCATCCTCCACCACTTCCAGCGTAAGCATGCCGCCGTTTTGCTTAGCAAACGCCAAGGCCACGCGCTCAAACATTTGCAGCATGGCGGTTACCCGCGTAGCGGACATGCCCTCAATGCACTCCTCTACTACCTGCGCAATGCGGTTAAATTCTGTGTTATCCATATCAGTTTCTCCTCTAGTTCGTTTATGTTTGTCTCGCGGATAACCAAGGCGTGGCCCCCCGCCGCTTGTATTGCAGCAAGCTGCCGGTCTTGCAGCGCTGTGGTCTTACCCTTGCCTGCCTTGGCTTCCACCGCTAGGAACACACCATCGACGCAGCACAAGAAGTCAGGCACACCGGCCACTCCAAAACCTGCCCCAAGGGGCATGGTGTAGTAGACCTTGTGGTGCGACAGCACCGCCTTGATTGTCTTTTTTACAAGACCCTCTGGCGTCACTTGCTCCCCTCCACCATTGCCCTACGCGCCGCTTCCAGCGCGGCCTTGGCGTCCAGCTTCAAGTGTTCGTTCTCCTCCTGCATCTCTTGCATACGCATGTACGCCTCAGTGCAGAAGTCAGCTAGGTTTTTGTTTGACCAAGCTGCGAAGTTGGGGATGTCTTTATTGTTACTCATTTGTTTTCCTTCGTTTGGGTTTGATTGCGGCTATGCCATCTTCGGGGGTACTGGTACGTGCTTCCATAAACATGTCGGCCATTTCAAACGCAAGGGAAACAATCGCTTCCTTTGGGCTATTACGCGTTAGCAGCGCTGCCATAGCAAACATCGCTGCTAGGTCACGTAGGTTTTGTTCGTGCTCGGTCATGTGTGTCCTTTGGTTTGGGGCAGTTCTCAGGTGGTACTACTACACGAAGTTTACGCAGGGCCGCTTTCTCAATCTGCCGAATGCGTTCACGACTGAGATCAAATATGTTACCTACTTCTTCTAAGGTAAATTCATGGCAATTAAAACCAAACCGTAACCGAAGTACCTTTGCTTGCCGTGGTGTTAAACCATCTAGTAAGGTTCTGATTTCAACTACGGTTTGCTGTTCTGCCAACACCTCGTCCGGCGTAACAGGTGTATCAGGGTTCCATTTGGTTTGCGGTAGCTCTGGTATGTCCGCATCATGTACCCACCCATAGTAATAATACGCGGTTCTTAGCTCAAGACTCACTCCTGCCATAGCTCCATAAGGTGTGTACCTGCCACTCTCCACGCGCCCGTACCGCGATCTTTTAACAGTCGCCATAACTACGGCTTCTCCGTGGGTTTGGGGCAGTTCTGTGGAGGCACTATTACGCACCACACCGCAGCCCATTGCTTTCTATGTTCTCTGTTGGAAATCCATCTGTCGATGTAGGCATCGGACATGTCAAGCAACGCACGGTTTATTGCCTGTCGTTCTTTTTCGGTGCGCTCAACTATTTCAGCTACAGTCAGCCCATCGGGATATTTTTGTAGCGCCATCCGTATAGCGTGGTGGTTGGATTTATGCATTGCGCTTCTTGAGTTTGGCTTCAATGTATTCAATGACCGCTTCCATATAAGAAGTCTTCCAATCACTAATATAAAGCGCATGCTGTTTCTCGTCAAAAGTCAGGTCTACCCACTCACGCTTTACATCCAAAGGCCACAACTGACCAAGCGGTGTAAACAGGGGGTCGTTCTTGTCCGTACTAACGTGGTGGTTAGTGGGGTCGTACCATGCGATAGTCATGCGTTTTTCTCCTTGAGTTTGGCTTCGATAGCAGCAAACACCTCTTTCACAAAGAACGGCTTTGGTATTTCAATTGCAATTGCGCTGCGCTGTTCTTCTGTAAGCCCTTTCCAGTTGTCGCGGGGGTTACGTTGCCGCACTGCGGCTTCATGCGGTTCGTAGCTATTCACAATGTACGGGCCTGCCTTGTGGGAGATTTTGTCTCGCTCTGAATCAGTTAAAAATACCCATGTCATGTGTTCATCTCCTTCAGCTTGGCTTCAATTTGGTCAAACAGTTTGCGTGTGTAGCCCTTGATGGGCATGTCCCCATACGGCCCGACGATTTCTTTTATATCATCGTCGGTTAGCCCTACCCATGTGCGCTGCGCCATCCTATTGACCGCTTTGTCTACGCTGGACTGCATTTGTTTTTGCATTCCTGCAATGAATCCATCTTCGTAAATCTTTTCTTGTTCCGGTGTCATGTGTTCTTCTCCTTAATAGCGGCTTGCAATACCTTGCCAAATTGAATTTGACCCCACGGCATAGGCGCACCACGATGGATTTTTGCAAGGTCGTAGTAAATCTTTTCAATCTGACTGTCCGTCAGGTCTACCCACGGGCGCTTGTAGACTTGAATATCGTCATCGTCCAGCTTGTCCCGCGCTGCTGCTTTCTTTGATTCGTAGCCTGCCATCACTTCCCCCAAATAAAGTAAGCCATCAGCGTCACAGCAACGCACACAACCAGCACAGACATAAGCGCCTTGACAGTGCCAATAGTGTCGGAATATGGGTCAGTGTTAGTAGTCCTGCCGTGGTTAATGTAAGCCTGATTAGTGGCTTCCCTGTGCTGCTTTCTTATAGCGCAGTCTTTGCCTTGGGTGCAGTTGCCATTTGCATCGCAACAGTTAGTCATTTTGTTCTCTCCTTGAGCATTATGTCCGCCCATTCATAACAACTTCCGCAAACTTTTTTTACTGTTATATCCCCTTGGCTTATAACTAAACTAATTTCCGGCATAGATAATTGTGCTTGCATAGCTAACCCTGCGTAATAATCCCGCATGGTCATATCCCGCGCAAAGCCGCCTGTCTTGACCATCCAGTCGGTGTACTCTTTTGCTATCTCTACGTTGTCTTTCATTTTGTTTCTCCAAGGTTACTTAGTGCGTCCATAATTAATTCCATGCCTACATTGGAATCTGCGTGCTCCCAAAAATAAACATCAGCTACCCTTCCGTTGTAGTGGAATTGTTTTTTTATGTACCTGTAACTACTTACCATCACAACAAGCCCATCGCCAGCTTCGAGTTCAGAAAGAACTTGGTCTGTGTGAAATTTATACACTGGCCCGTTGTCGGAAACTACTCGCCCGCCTTTTGGGCCACCAACGCACAGTAAGTTCATTTTGTACCTCCTACTTTTGTGATTTCAAAATCATTGCGGTATTCATCCAGCCGAGAATTCAAGCGCGTGATGCGGGTCACGTTGTAGTCCACTATGGACTGTGCGTACTCAACTGCCGTCTCAGCTTCGAGCTTCTCCAAATGGGCATGGGCTAACTCACCGGCAATCATCTCCAAGGGGCTGGGTTTCTTAAATGGTTCTCTCAGTAATTCCATCATGTTTATTTTTCTCATTTTGTTTCTCCCTCAAAAATAACTTTAAGTCTCAGGTACACAAGCCGCGCTTGCATCAGCGGAACTTCGCTTAACCACTCCTCAATGTCCATAACCCTGCGCTCTTGCTTGTGTGGCGCGGTCTCGATGGGTGAGTATTTTGGCTTGACCTCTTGCTTGGGCGTAGGTAAGGCCTTCGGTTTGGCTTGTGTTTTTACCTTGGCCTTGGGTTTGTTTGAACCCTTTAGCGGCACGTACTCTTTGAAGTTGGCGTACAGCGTGCCATCGTCTTCCTCGCGGATAAGTCGTTGCTTAATCATCTGGGACAGGATGCTCGTGGTTGAGGCCAGCTTAAACCCTTGGGTTTCCAACCTCGCAAGGATAGCTTTGCGCTTGCAGCCGGGGTTGTCCCTGACAGCATTGAACGTACTGCGCGTCACGTTGTTGGTTGTTTTGAATAGGTAGTCTTTGACACCCGTTAAGTCCTTGGGCTCCTCCCATTCGTTGAGGGCTTGGCTGAGTGCTGTTTTGATATCGGTCATTTATCTTCTCCTATGAAGTTTGTTTGGAAAAATAGTGTAGCGGAAAAAGCTCCCTTTTGTCTATTGCTTGACAATTATTTTTTGGTTATCGTCCAGCCCATCGCCTCAATGACGCGGGTCAGGCTCTCCTCTGGCATCCCCCCATTGGTGATGACTACCTCCTTCTTGCTAGGGTAAACCCTGACAAGTGTCTCGCTGCGTGGGATGCCCCATACGCCGCCCTCACGCATGAAAGCGAACAGGCTCTCAGTCCATGCCACTGCGTGCGCCATGCCCTCGTCGGTGTCTATGTTGTAGTTCATAGTTGCTCCTTTGAAACGTAGGCGGCATTGCCTGTCTGCGACATGTAGTAGTTGGCTTCACGTTGCGCTTCGCGCTGGGTTTTGAATTCCCCGAGCAGCGTGTGGTTGTGGTTGTATACCCTGTAAATCATTTCACTTCTCCTAACATTTCATTGCGGGCAGCGTCTAGCTGCTCCAGTATTTGCTCCCTTGTACCCTTGTACCCCATCTGCTTGAGCATGGAATACGCCGATGGCGCACGGCTACGCTTCAGCCCTTTCATCTCTAGCTTGAGCATGGCGCGCAGGGCAAGCAAGCGTGCCCCCTCGATTTGGTTTCCAGTCAGTACAGTCATTTTGTTTCTCCTTGGTTAAATTACCATTCCATTGCCATTACAGTCGGGGCATTCAGCCCAAACGGGGGTCATTTCGCCATCAAGGTCTATTCCCTCACCAATCCAATGAGTTGCACAACTGTCGCACCCATGCGTGTCATTCCATATTAAATTGGCTTGATCTTCAACCTCTTGTAATGCCACATAAAATCGGCTGCGGTATTCGGAAGGTGTTTCATCCAACTGCTTGGCATCAACCTCAATGTTGTCCGTGTCATAGTCCACGCCTTCGACAATGCTCCCAACAGTAAAAGACACCACCAACTGACCTCGCTCGTCCATTTCTTTCCAAGTTCCCAAGTGGCGCAACTCATCACAATGCAGGGTTTTCTGCACCATTTTTTCGTGATAGTCATCAAAGCAAGTGCCTGACACTTCCACATATTCAATGGTCATACTCAGGTATGCGCCACAATCGGTGTACTTGTACACCTGACGGTACAACTCAGCGGGGCTATCAGCATTGGGGAACACTTCCGCAAAATAACGGTTGTCATCTTGGTCAATGTCGTATTCAGGGGGGTAGTCGTTCATTTCATTTCTCCTTCGTCATCAAAGTCATAGTCGTCATACTCTTCGTACTCATCGTACTCGCGGGCTTGCTCGTCAATAGCGCACTCACGGGCGGATTTGTAGTTAGGGCTTGGTCTGTCTTCGTTCATATCAATCTCCTTGTGCTAGTCTTGCTTTGAATGCCTCGCGCTCTGCCTTTACTTTGGCATACTGCTTGGCGGCGTTGGCCCGATTCTTATCGAGCTTGGCTTGTGCTAGTTCAGCGGATTTCTCTGCCAGCACCTGCGCCTTCTCAGGCGTTGGCTCCAGCAGGTTGTCCTTGTCTAGTCTCTTGCACTCCTCCCTGAGTAACTCTATCTTTGATGGCTCTCGCTTGGCCTTGCTGCGTGGAACTTGCAGCCGTGGCTTGCGCTTCTTGACGTTGTGCGGGAACGCAACGATGGGCACTTCAGGGTACTCATGGACAGAGGCTATGGCCTTGGTGAAGGTCAGCTTTATCTCATCGGGTATCCAGTCCACCCAGTCCTTGCCCACGTTGGGTAGCTCCTTGGCCTTAGCCACAGCCGCAGGCGTTTGGTCTGCCTTGTCCTTGTACTTGCGCAGCCTCACCAATAGCTTCTCCAACAAGGCGTGGTAGGCCTCGTACGCCTCCAGCCTGCGCTTGGCAGGCGGCGTATCAAACTGCTCTGCGTACTGCGTCAAAGCCTCCTGCTTGGCCTGCTTCTTGTAGCGGAGTACCCTTGTGCGGGCTAGGTTTGCCGCTGACTCCAGCGGGGCAATGATTTGCCCCCACATCGTCTTGATTAAGCCTGTGCGGATAGCCGCACGCGTTTGTTCATCTCGCATGGTTGTCCCCTTATGCAGCGTATGCTGTGTCAAATAACGTGGCAAGGATGGCATCGGGGTCAGCTTGGCCAAGCATGTCCATTGCAGCACGCACCGCCTCGGGCGTGAGCCTGCCCCTGTTGATGAACTTCTTGGCTAGTTTGCAGTCCTCTGGGTAAATGGACTCAGCCATCAGCGTGACCAGTGGTGTCTTGAACCCAACCTCAGCATCCAAGAGCGCCTCGTATAGCTCCTCCTCTTGGTAGTTAAAGTTCATACCGACAAGGTGCTCGTCCTTGTAGTCCCACGCTGTAGGCATGCTGTTCCACTTGCCCATGTACGCAGCGTAGCCATCGTCCTTGTACTCGGTAACCTTGGGGTCACGCTCAGTAGGCAGGCCATCCCAAGCAATCAGCGCAACGGCAGCAGCAAGCTGGTCAAAGTGAATCATGTCAAGCTCCTCTCTGTCGGTGTGCTCGAAGTAGTACCCACATGAGATGTTGGTGCACTCAGGGATGATGTCGGTGAACTCAGCGGTATCGGTATACACACCCGTGTCGTCAGGGGAATACATCAGGTTGTCGTTGGTCGCGTTGAGCGCATCGGCCAGCCCTTGAGCGAAGGCATCAGAGCAGCACCGGCCCCAGCCTTGGTGTGATATCACACTGTCAGTGCCCTTGCGGTCAAAGGCAACAGCCCGGTCGAACTGAGCGAGCAAGTCTTTGTGCTGGTCTGCAATATGCTTGGCCCCGATGCCGCCACACTCCTCTCCCTGAGTGAAGATGTAGTAAGCAGGCACGCCAGCGTGCATCATGTGCATCAACAGCGCACAGCCCACGCCATCATCCGCACCAAGCGCTGCGCCATCGGCGTACCACTTGGTAGCAGTTTTGCGTATCTTGTTAGCGCCGGGTACGCGGTGGACTGTATCAACGTGCGCTGTGAACAGCGTGCGGTGATGGTCTTGTGTGCGCGCATCTATGTGTAGGTTGTTGGCCTCATCCAGCCATGCAGCACCAAGCAGATGCTTGGGCAGGTGTTTGAATATCCACGTAGTGAACTCCATCGTAGTGACGGACGCATGGGGACGGGCAAGGGATAGCGCACGCGCTAGCGTCTTGTGCAGGATGTTTTTGTATTGCTTAGTCATGGTTTACTCCAAAGGTAGTTCAATTTGTTCAGGGGTATATCGGTCGGCATGGTCGATGTGTACTGTCAGGCCACACTCGGTCTCGTAGCGGATGCCTTCTATCTCGTCAAGGTAGTACTTGCCGCTGTGCTCACAGCGCCACACGTCATCCTCGTGTGCCCACTCGCCATCGGTAAGGGCTTCACAGTCACGCGCTAGCTCGTACTCGCCGCTGTGCTCACAGTGCACGCAGTCATCAAGCAGGTGGTACTCATCCAAGCGGTCAATGTATACCGCGTCATCCGAATGCACATGGTCGCCATCGGCAAGCTCGACAATGCCATTGTCCGCTAGGTAGCCTGAATCGTAGTGCTCGTTACCGACACGGATGATGCTGTTGCTGTCGTGTATGTAGTACTGATTGCTGTTGCGTCCGTACACATACGTGTAGTGGTTGTCGAGACAATGCTCGCACACCTGCTCCTCCCCGTGCATACCTACCCAGTGCCCATCACCATCACGCACTCTGTCGCCGCAGTCTGAGCAAGTCTCACCGCTTAACATCTCAGCATCGCCATCGGTCTGGTTGAACTCCCACTCGGCATCGTCTTGGTCATCGGTAATATAGAACCCATCAGTCACGCATTTACTCTCGCCGTCAAGGTAGGGTGCAAGGAAACCGCAGTTGTTGCCACGCACATCAATTCTCTTGAGCTTGTAGCCTGACCACGAGTTGGTCTTGTCGTAGCCCTGCTCACGCAGCCACGCCTCAAGCCTGTCGTCGGTGCTGGAGTACCCGCCTGAACCGCTGCGATACGAGCGCACATAGTACGTCTCGTTGCACAACGCACGGCCTGTGTAATTGCCGCCCTCCATGTACACAGCCATGTGCCAGCCAAACTCAGGCGCGTATGCCTCGTAGGGGTGGCGGTCATCGGGGAACCTACCGGCCTCCTTGGACATGCAGGACGATGGGCCGTTCTCGATAACGTGCACCATCTCCGATGTGGTGTGTACAAACTTGCACTGCCCCGGCGCATACTTGGCTGCAATGTCGCGGATGGTGTCGCTGGGTAGTGTGGGGAAGTGGCGCGTCAAGTACTTGCCCACGCTAGTAACGACCTGCCGGTTTGCCTCGCCCGAACGCTCGTCCCGTGTGTAGGCAATTTTGTGGTTGCCCTCATCGGATGTGTGCGGCCACTCCAGCACCAACAGATGCCAGTTGGCAGGGTCGGCCTCGTAGACTGCGTGCACGATGGCCGGATGCAGGTCATAGCCTGCGTTGCGTTGCTCACGCTGATGCCAAGGCCGAGTGCGGTACAGCACCCTAGACAAGTGCCCCATTGCATCAAACATACGTTGTGAGCGATGGGCTGCCCACTGGTCTAACTCTCGTTGCGTCATTTTGCGCATTTGATTCTCCTAGTTTCTAGTGCAGCGTGAGACGGCACGCTGCGAACCGCTTGGTGGGACAGCTTGTCCCACTAAACTTATTGACACCCGTCATCCTCTTGGTTGAGGTAGACAGTTATCAAGTACCCGGCGTTCATGCCTGCCCACACGAGGCCAGCGTTGAACAACCACCCTTCCCTGCCCCAACAGGTGAATAGGAAGATGGTGGCGAGTACGGCGATGCCGATATCGGCGATGACTTGGGATTT